GAGACTCGATCACCTACCTGATTGCTAAATTAAGCGTCAGACTCGGGATCGCGCCAACACAATTATTAGAGCTAGATGAAGTAATGCTAAAGAACCTAATCAAGGTTCTACAGGAAGATGCAAAGGAGATAGAAAATGCCAGCAAGCGTCAAAGGCGGCATTGAACTCCGTAAGGCACTTCGTAACTTTGCTCCAGACTTAGCAAAAGAAACACAGAAGGAAATTGCTAGTTATTTAAAGCCTGTTGTAAAAGAAGCTAGAGGATTTATTCCATCCCAATCTCCACTTAGTAACTGGGCGCGTGAGGGTGGAAAGTTTCCTGTGTTTAACGCTTCAATTATGCGGCGCGGCATTGGGTACAAGACAACGCCATCAAAAGCAAATCCAAGAGGCTTTAGAGCATTAGCACAACTTCGTAACCTTTCAGGCGCTGGCGCAATTTATGAAATTGCAGGGCGAAATGCTCCTGGCACAAAGCCGTCATCGCGACCTAACTTTGCTCAATCCTTTCAGCCAATGAAAGGCAAATCAAACGAACAAGGTCGCGCCTTGTATGCCGCTTGGGAAAACGACAAAGGCAAAGCCACACTTGCAGTTGTAAGAGCCATTGAAAATGCTGGTAAAACTTTTAACAGAATGGTAGGCAACCGCTGATGGCTAAAGTCGTTATAGATATTGCAGCCGAATACACAGGCAACAAGGCGTTTAAGCAGGCAGAAACTGCATCACAAAAATTAGAAAAGTCGGTTGCTAAATTAGGCAAGCAACTTGCTGGAGTCTTTGCAGCTTCTAAGTTATACGCATTTGGTAAAGCGTCGGTCAAGGCATTTGCAGAAGATGAAAAAGCAGCACGATCATTAGCATTAGCCCTAGCCAATACAGGTAATGCTTTTGCAGCCATCGAGGTTGAAAAGTTTATCGGTGACTTGCAACGCGCTACAGGCGTTTTAGATGATGACTTGCGCCCAGCGTTTAGAGCATTACTTACAGCTACTGGCGATGTCAAGAAGTCACAAGATGCGTTAGCACTAGCCCTAGATATTTCAGCAGGTACTGGCAAAGACTTAGGCGCAGTATCAGCCGCATTAAGTCGTGGATTCTTAGGTCAGACAACAGCCCTTAGCCGCTTAGGTGCAGGACTAGACAAAGCCACATTAAAGACTGGTGACATGGATGTCATCATTGGACAACTTACAGACAAGTTCAGAGGTCAGGCACTAGCCGCTGCCGAAGGTTATGCAGGCGCGATTGCCAAGCTCACAGTTGCTTCCAATAACGCCAAAGAGATTATCGGCAAAGACCTTCTAGATGCCATGCAGATGGTTGCAGGCAAAGAAGGTATTGGCGGAGCAACAACAGCAATGGAAAGTTTTGCCACTCAAATTGGTAATGCAATCTATGGCATCGGCGTTCTTACAAAAGCAATCAAATCTATACCTGGTGCAGGATTTATCGGTGATGTTTTAGCTGCTGGTACTCAGATTTCAGGAATTGGACTTCTTTCAAGATTAGGTCAATCAAGCAAGGCGCGTTCAGCAGGCACTCCTGCTCAATCACCTGGACAACGCAAGGCAATCGATAAAGCCAATGCTGATGCGCTGAAACTTCAAAAGACAAAAAACACATTATCTAAAATTGATAACGACAACACCACTAGAAAACTAACTCTGACAGCAGATCAATTAGCCCTTCTTGAACTAGAAAAGAAGTTTGATGTTGAGCGCATTGGTTTATATGCAGCTCTTAATGAATCAACTGACTCTGAAACAAAGATGCGTTTATTATCGCTCATTGCAATCCATGATCAGAATACCGCTATGGCTGGAATGATTAAAAAAGCCAATGAAGCAGAAAATGCTTTTGCACAACTTATAGAAGCAATTAGAGCAACAATTAGAGCAATGCTTGACAGGATTTCAGCAGAACTTAATCAGCTTCAGGTTTTAACACAAAATGTTCCAATAGAGCAACAAAGAACAGTTATTCGTGGAATGCTTGACAAATCAATGCCAGACATTTCAGCACTTCAGAATCGACTAAGCATGAGTAACGCGTCAATAAATACTTCAAGCGGTGGTTCTCCTACCTACATTATCAATGCACAAGGCATAGGTGATCAGCAGATTGCAGCAGTCGTTCAGGGAGCAATCCAAGACCTTAATAGATATGGGAACTCAACCACTTACGCTGGGGCTATTTAATGGCTGTTCCAACAATCAATGCAACCATTAACTTTTCTACTGGACCTAATTTTGCTCAGGCGTTTATTATTGGTTCAGGCATTTTTGGGGTTGATGTATTAGCAGACTCAAGTGCAATCATTGTCGATGTATCTTCTCAAGTAGACAAGATTGAAACATCGCGTGGGCGTAACGCTCAAGCAGACCAATTTCAAACAGGTCAATTAACTCTTCGCATAGTTGATCAAAATGGTGATTTTAACCCTCAAAATACTGCCAGCCCTTACTATGGGCTTCTAAATCCAATGCGTAAGGTGCAGATAACTGCAACTTATAACAGCACTACTTACCCAATTTTTTCTGGCTTTATTACTGGTTATTCGACAACTACTCCTAAAAACATAGGTGATGTTGTTTATACAACTATCACAGCAGTTGATGCTTTTAGACTTGCCCAAAATGCTCAAATCTCAACAGTTACAGGAGCTACTGCTGGACAGTTATCAGGAGCAAGAATAAACAAGATTCTTGATTCAATCTCATGGCCTAGTTCTATGCGCGATATTGATGCAGGACAGACAACTTTACAAGCTGATCCTGGAACGGCTAGAACAGCCTTAGAAGCCATGCAGAAAGTGGAAATCTCTGAATATGGTGCTTTATATGTCAATGCTTCTGGCTCATTTGTATTTCAAGATAGAGCATATACAACACAAAGCGTAAGTGGCACTCCAGTTGTCTTTAATGACGATGGCTCAGGCATTGAATACTTTAACGCTTTATGGCTTCTCAACGATGTTCTTATTTATAACTCAGCCCAGATTACCCGTCTAGGTGGAACAACCCAATCGACATCAAATCAAGCTTCTATTGACAAGTATTTTATTCACTCGTATAACCAGCAAGAACTTCTCATGGAAACTGATGCAGAAGCCATGAATTATGGAAAAGCTTATGTGGTATCAAGGGCGGAAACAACAACCCGATGCGACGCCATTACGCTTGACCTTTATACCAGAGATTATGATGCAGGAATTGTGGCAGCTCTAGGACTTGAGTTCTTCGATCCTGTCACAATTACAACAACTCAGCCAGGCTCTTCAGCCTTAACTAAGACTTTGCAGGTATTTGGGGTAGCCCACAGCATTACCCCTAACACCTGGAAAACCCAATTCACCACCCTAGAACCAATCATCGATGGATTCATCATTGGATCGTCATTGTTTGGTATTCTAGGCACTAGCGTTCTATCTTATTAGGAGAATATAATGGCAACAGGATTCCCAGCGGCAACAGGAGATGTTCTGTCGGCTGCTATGTTCAATGGTTTAGTCACCTTTACAGTTGGTTCAGATCAAACAGGTGATTACACAGCAGTATTGGCTGATTCATATCAAGGACTTGTTCCAATGAACAAAGCCACAGCAATCGCTTTTAGAATTCCAACAAATGCCTCAGTAGCATTTCCGGTTGGAACAGTTATCACAGTATTAAACAAAGGTGCAGGAACTTGCACAATTTCAGCAGTTACTTCTGGTACAACAACTGTTTTAAGTACTGGAGCAACAGCAGCATCACCGACATTGGCACAATATAGATCAGCAGCTTGCATAAAGACTGCTACTGATACTTGGTATGTGGTGGGCGCAGTTGCTTAATGTAATAGTTGGCCCACAAAGTGTGGCATTACAACAAATTGTTGTAGATATTTTAGCCGTTGCAGGCGGTGGAGGCGGCGGTTCACGCGGCGGCGGTGGCGGTGCAGGTGGTCTTGCTTATGCTGCATCAAATACTTTTTATAAAGGAAGTGCTTATACAGTCACAGTAGGCGGTGGCGGTGCTGGTGCAACCGTGACAACAAATAAAGGCACAAATGGAAGCAACTCGCAATTTGGTGCATTAACAGCAGCCGTCGGCGGCGGTGGCGGTGGTTCAGTTGATAACAGAGCTGGTGCTGCTGGTGGTTCTGGTGGTGGATCATTTTCTAACAGCGGTGGCGGTGCTGGAACTGCTGGACAAGGTAACAACGGTGGATCGAATACTTCTACTGGTGGACAAGATTCAAGCTCCGGCGGTGGCGGTGCAGGTGCAGTTGGCGGTAACGGCACAACCACAACAGCAGGTGTTGGTGGTGACGGTGTAAATACTTATTCATCTTGGGCTACAGCGACTTCATCTGGTGCATCTGGTTATTATGCAGGTGGTGGCGGCGGTATGGGTAACTCCGTAGATGGAGCTGGCGGCGCAGGTGGTGGCGGAACTGGTAAAGGTACAACTGTTGGTGTTGCTGGCACAGTTAATACAGGCGGCGGCGCAGGTGGTGGCGGTGCTGGATTTGCAGGCGGTTTAGGCGGTTCTGGAATTGTCATTGTTCGTTATGCAGATTCTTATCCAGTTGCAGCATCAACAACAGGTTCTCCAAATCTTTACACAACAGGCGGCT